TACAGTTATCAATACAATTTGTAATAAATCTACCCAACTTTCTTTGACCTCAAAAGATATTTTACCAGCATCTACAAATACAAGCAATATTGTGCTGACTACTAATATTAACAATACTAATGGTCTTATATTTTTAGACAACCAAGAATCTGATGTAGAATCATACTTCCATCTTTCAGTTGTGTTTTTTTGCATTTCAATCTCGAATGATTGAAAAAGTTGTTGTATTTCTTGGTTTGCCTTATGCTTGTCTTCTTTGGTCATAACAAACCTATCTACTATATCAGCTATACCTTTTGTAGTTTCTCCGAAAATTTTTTCTAGTATTTTGTTCATTAATCCTGCTCAGTTGTCCATATGTAGATAATGAAAGCACCAGTAAGCAATGCACTACAAAGAGTGAATCCCAAAAGGGCATAATCCACATTCGCTAAATTCACATCCATTACAATTCATCTATTAAATCAATTAATTTATTTTCTATTCTTAAAAAAATCTCTATCCTCTGTACACCCTCCCATTCTTTTAAACCATCTGCGACATCCATCAGAGTATTTATTTTTGATATTGTTTGATTTACCTTTAATTGATTATTTACATCCTTTTCAGATAAACTTACATCACTTAATAATTTCATTTCTTATATACCTTATCTTCTAAACTATTTAATCTTCTATTAGTCTGCTCTTCATATTTCTCTAATTCTTTTATAAGATAATCAATCTTTTGATTAATGACCTTTGTATCATCTTGTTCTATTTTATATTCAGGTAAAGTCTTAGCAACTTCTATTTCTGCTGTTAATTGTGAATATGTCATTGTGAGTGATATTATACCACCAACTAATAGACCTAAAAATTTGATATCAATTTTTATATCACTTTTTCCATCTCCGTCAACATCTAATGCGACTTTTTTATTTGTAATATCCTGCATATTTTCTGATTTAGATTTCTTCAAAATTAATAATTTTAATTGACAGATGCTTTTGTGATTCTAAAATATCAGCTATAATAGGATATACCCTTTTATAACAATTAGAAGATTGACCTAAAAATGGCTCTTTGCTAATATTTTCTGATATAACGTCTCCAATAAGTAGACAACCATGTGTGTGAGAAGTATCATTACCACAATGCACAAGAATATGAGTAAAATTAGGCACATCCAAAAGTTGTAGCATACCTCGATGAATGTTTGGAAAACGCTTCGCATATTTATTATGATGACCTCCTTCCTTTCTGTATTCAATTTTATATGTGCCCTCAGGTATGCGAGTTTCTCCATAAACTTTGACCTCCCTTTTTTCATCTTCAAGAGTAAAGCATAAAAAATCTTTTTTGTTTGTTTCATCATTTATTAAAAATAATATGCCTAAGGTACTATCTTTTTTAGAACTATATCTGTACAATTCTAATCTCATCATATCTGTTCTAATTTTACAGATAAGGAGATTATACCTCTATAATATGTGTGGTCAGGCGCATCTTCTGTTAAATATGTGATACCTTCATTAATTTGAGAATAAACATTAAATCCATCAGAGTTTAGATTCATTAAACCACTTTTCAATATAATAAGCTGTGATATAGAATTTATTATTTGATTTGCTTGAAGTTGTCCACCATCACCATCTGCAAATCTTGTTACAACCTCTATTCTTGTAGAAACGTCTGCAATATAATTACTGATATTATCTTCTATCTGATTTGTACTTACAGAATATATTACAATATATGGATATCCTGCATTATTAGGAACAGCATTATATACAGGAACATTATTACCATCATATGTGATATTGCCATTTAAAACATTAAATAGTCCTCTTCTTACAAAATGTGCAGGTTCTTTCATTTGGTTGTGTTTTTAATTTCTTTTCTTATAAATCGATATAAATCTTTTATAGAATCTTTAAATGCAGGATACATGAATGGCTGAGGTCTTGTACCTACCTTTAATATTTTCATCATTATAGGGAATGATATTTGTTTTGCTTCTTCCTCTGTTTTACCGAGTTTTTTTACAATCCAATTTTCTATAGCATCTTTGAATGATACACCACTTTTTACTTTTATACCTTTAAATTCACTTGCAATGCTTTTAAATTCACTGGGTACTTTTACAAGACTTCTTGTACCAAATTCAAGAAACGCAGAATATGTTTCATCAATCTGTGCACCACCTTCTAAATTCTTTTTTGATAAAAATGGTCTTACTTTACCAGTAAGACTAAAATTTTTCTTACCTAAATTAGAATTTGCTAATCCTGAGAAAACAAGGCTAAATTGATTTAATGCATCAAACAGATTGTTGTCTAATAATTCTGATTTAGAATTAAGCTCTTTTCTTAATTT